CGGCCGCGATGCGCACACTTGGAGCTTCGGTATGGGGCATCACTTCCCAACTCCGCTTATCCTTGTACGCCGGCGCCGTCCTATGCTCAGATGACGGAACCACTGATCGACGCGGAAGCGAAGCACCTTCATAAACAAATGATACAAGACCCGCTTCGCGCAGACTGGTCCGTTTCCCATTGATAATCACATGGTCCATGACATACACACCGACATACTGTGCCGCAGCAATCAGTTGGCGTGTTATGTGTATATCTGCGGCGCTGGGATCCGATTTCCCTGAAGGATGGTTATGCCCCAAAACGACACTCGCCGTGCCTTCCGGCATGTTTCCATAGACTTCCCTCGGTTCAACCATGCAGGCATCCAAAACGCCCAATCCCAAAACGCGCCCATCAATCACCGCGCCACGCGAATCCAGGTAAAGTACTTTGAATGATTCCACGAGTTGCGGAGCGTGCATAGCGGCAAATAATGCAGCCGCATCATCCGATGTTTTCACCAGGTATCCACGAAGGTCAACATGCTTCACGTCCCGACGCACCAGGGAAGCAATCACACGGGAAACGATTCCGCGCCCCTCATCGAATGCCTTTTGCCATTCGCCACGGTAGAACGCTTGATAGGCTGCCGATCCGGCACCAGGAATCAATTCGGGTTGCGCAGAATCCACTGTGCCACGCGTTCCGGAACCTTGTCCGAGTATGGACTTCCCAGATATTCTTGCTGCTGCGGGTATAAGAGCGGCTGCGAGGCGATCACCTTGCGTGGTCGCTTCGGTTTTGTGGTTCGTTGGAACGTCTTGTACATCTAACAAGCCTTGTACGTCTTCCCGGATCCGTTGTCCAGCATATTCCGGACTCTTCTCGAACAGCTTCCCCTGCGCCGCCTCCCGCGCCGAGGCCGCCGCCTCCCGGTCCGCCCGCTCCTGGTTCACCCGGGCCCCGTCCGTAACCTCTCCGGCCACCAAGGCAAACCCGCCTTCATCCTGGCCGAACATCTGCGCCTGACCATTTGGCGCTACACCGGCGCCGGCGGCGCCTGCTTCTGGCCCTTCTGCCGTGCTTCCTGCCGCTTGCGCCATGCCTGGTTCAATTGTTCCATCGCCAAATCCTCCGCCTGAAGCTTCGTCAGGGTTGGATTCGACTTCAAAATCTGCTGCGCTCGGTCCACTATTATCCCCATCCTGCACCTCCATTGCCTGAATCACATTCCTTCGCACGATAACAGTTTCACCCGAATCATCCTGCGGCCTAATTCTATAGCTAAGCTGTCCTGATTTCAAGTCCCCTTCCGTGGGGAAAACCATGTCCACAACATCCCAAACCGTCTCATCTGCATCGCCCTGATCGTTGCGCATCACCTTCTGGCCAGCCTCCAACAACCGGCCGGACCGCGCCTCGCTCTCCACGAAGTCATCCACCGCCTTCTCTAATTCGGCGTAGTGCAAATCTGCACGCTTCGTCATGCTATTGCGCGATGAAATAGACTTCTTCTTGCGTTGTTCCAGCGTCACCGGCTTCCGTTCCGACTTCCCCGCCGCTTCCATGTACCGGGCCCGATGCAGTTTCATCGCCGCCTGGAGGTCAACCTTCTTCGTTCCCTTCGCCCTGGACCACACGGTTGAACCATCCGGATAAGCATTCGCCTTAGCCGCAGCAACCAGATCCTTATGCGGCATCGCCTTAATTTGCTTCGGCGTCAAAGCATACGGTGTCTTGTACGTAGGCGCGTCAGGCGTAGCCTCCACCTTGGCAGCCTTCACCGCGGCCGGCTTCTTCTCAGCCTTCACCTTGGCCGCCTTCACCGCGGCCGGCTTCTTCTCAGCCTTCACCGCCACCGGCTTCTCCGCCGGCGCCACCACCGGCACAACCGGAGCCGCAACACTTTCCACCACCGGCTTCGCCACCACCGGCTTCGCTTCCGGCCGCGGCCCACCACCCGTAGCCGGAACAACCAACACCTTACCCCGTCCACCTTTAGCAAGTTCCTTCAGGCGGGCCCGCACGTTCGCCCCATGCTGTCGAACCTGCGCTTCGTTCATCCCTGTCGCCCGCATCGCAAACGCCATGTAAGCCGCATCCTGTCGGCTCCGCGTCTTCTGTGCTGTAATGTAGGCGGCCCGGTCCACGTCGCTCTCAAAACTCAACTCGAAATTCTTGTTCCCATAGCCATACCGCGGCTTCGCGCCCGCCAATTCCCTTGGCAACACCGCCCCCGCCGCAGCCTGGTCCGGTTTAGCCGCCGCCACCGCGGCCCCCGCGGCGCTCTTCCCCTCCGCCTGCGCAACAATCGCCGCAATGCGCCCGGATGGCTTCGTGGGCGCCTGTGCTGCCACGGCCGCAGCCTTTGCCGCAGCCTGGTCCGGTTTAGCCGCGGCCCCCGCGGCGCTCTTCGCCTCCGCTGCCATCGCCGCATCCACATCCGCCACCGCCACCGCTGGCGTTTGTGGTTTCACCCCAGCCGCCACAACATCATCCAATGTGCGAGGCGCTTTCTCCGTCACCACCACATAGCTGCCGTCCTGCTGCGACCCCAGCCCGCCGGCGCCCGCGCCCACCACGCCACCCAAAAGGAAATCACCCACACCCTGCTTCATGCCATCCAACACCCGCTGCCCGTATTCCGTCGGCCCCACCAATCCCAAGTTCTCCACCAGCGCCGTCACCGGGTTCTCCGCATACTCCTCGCCACCCTCCGCCAAGAACCGCCGCATCGCATCCCGAACAATCTGCCCACGTCCCGCCCCGAAAATCTTGTCCAACCCAACCTTCTCCAGCATCGCAATCGAGGCGCCCACCACCGTAGCCTTTGCCGCGCTGTCCAGTGTGCTCCCGCCCTGGTCCGTCTGCCGGTCATAGCTCTGCCCGCCAGCCGACAACCCACCCAGCGTCGACGCCACACTCGTCGCCGCCTTGCCTTGCAACCCCACAACCCCACCCGGCGCCAACATCATCACCATCGAACCCACGGCGTTCCCCAGTCCATTCGCCCACCAGTCCGGATTCGCAACCGCCTCCGGATCGTCCCAAATGTTCTGCTGTGCAACCGTCCCGCCAATCTCCTGCCCCGTCACCGCCAACGCATCGCCAATCCCGCCCGCAATCATCTCCGGCAACCCACGCTGCGCCGCAATCTCCTCCTCTGTTGCACCCGTGGCACGCTGGTAAACATCCCTCAACCCACCCGCCGCATGCGCCAGCCCCTGCACCATGCCAAACGAACCCTGCGCCGCCCCCGCCGCAAACCGCCCGATCTTGTCCAGCACCTTCATGCCAAACGTCTCTTCGCCATCCCAGTTCATCCCGCCATGCTGGCCATGGCTCAGCTTCATGTCCTGGAGAAACTGCGGCATCTCCTCCTCCGGCACCGCGTATTCAGCCTCATCCTTCCGATAGCGGAAGATCCGGTTCGGCTTCTGGTCCGCGAACTCACTGCGGAACTCTGCCACCTGCCCCTCCGGCAGCTCAAACTCCTGCTCACCCAGTCGAAACGTCTGCAATTCCTCCGGCGCCAGGCCATCCTTCGCCATGCTGGTCCGGAAGTCATCCACCTTTGAATGCGGAACGTCGAACCGCTGTTCCCCCATGCCAAACCGATGCAGATAGTCCATAAAGCGAATCCCCTACTTCACCCGATACTTCGCACCCGCCCCCGTGAACGTCGTCTTCGCCGGCGCCGCCCCCGCAGCTTCCCCCGCCGCGGCCTCGCTCCTGCTTGGAACCGGCATCCCGCGCGCCGTCAGGATCTCATCCACATGATCCACCACCATCTTCTGGTCCTCCGTCAGCTCCTCATACGTCCGATCCGGAAGCCCAGCAATCGGATTCCGCAACGTCGCCATCCGCAGCCGCAGCAATGCTTGCGAGTTCGCCCCATCCAGTCCCTTCGATCCCGGCGTCTTCACCACCTGCACCTGTCCGGGCCCCGTCCGCACAGTCTGAACTCCTTCCACGGTCCGCACTTCGCCGACCCGCTTCATGTCTTCAGTCAGCGCCGTGTTATGCGCCGCCGCCGCCCGATCCTGCGTCTTCGCATCCTCGTCCCGGAACTGCCGCGCCTTCTCCACATGGTCCACCGCCGCCTTCTCGTTGAAGCCCTGGAGCGCACCCAGGCTGCTAGCCTCCGCCACTTCCTTCGGCATCCCATACGCCACTGCCAGGCCCCGCTGCCGGTTATTCTCCTCCTTCAGCGTCCGCAGCATCTCCTTGCGCTTATCCTCCTGCTCCTTGCCCTGGATATCCACCTGCTTAACATAAGCCCTCGCCTGCGCCTGCTTCTGCGGCAACTCCGCATTGAACTGCCGCCGCTTTTCCAATTCCCCCGCCGCATCCAGCGGATTCAAGTACGCAACTCCCGGATTGTAAGCCATATCACCCTCCCCTATCGGGTTCAGTTCCGGCAGTAGGGGCGAGTCCTGACTCGCCCACTGCTGCCGGTCCTGCCCTCATGTTCACCAAACCGACAAACGCCCAATTGCTGCCTGATTAAACCGATCGCGAATCGAGATTCCTCCCGCCGCCGCCAGGTTCCTCGGATTGTTCATCACAATGTTTCCACCATTCGCCCCGGCATTGCCTGCCGCCTGGTTCACATTCGCCCCAATCCCCGCCAACTGATTCCAGTTCGCCCAGTTGGCCCGGTTAATCTGCCTAGCCGCAGTCCTGTTCGCATAGAAGTCGTTCTGCTGTCCCGCCTGCTCCTGTGCCGCGCGCCGGTCCGCCGAACTCGTCTGAAGCGAAGCCAGGTCATACTGCGTCGCGTTCTCCTGCCCAGCCAACGCTTCCCGGCTAGCCAATTCCGTCCGCCACTGCTGGCTCGAATCCGCCGCCCGCTCCCGGTCCAACGCCAACTGCTGCTGTTGAACTGCAATCTGCATCGCCCGCAGTTGCGCATCCGCCGCACCCAGATCGCGCCGGATCTTCTCTTCCTGATTGGAAAGCGCCCGCACCCGCGCATCGTCCTGGTTCGCCACAGCCACCCGCAACTGATCCTGCACGTTCTGGAGGTCCGCCTGGAGCTTGCCCCTGCTGTTCTCGATCGCCGCCTGCTGGTCCAGATTCGCCTGTTCCAGATCGTTCTTCTGGAGCATCTCCGAAATCCCGCCCGCAAATTCCCGCCGTTCCCCCAGGCGCTGCCGCGAATAGGCATCCCGCCCCAACACCTCAGCCGCCACGGCCGGATTGCTGTAGGCCATGCCACGCGAGGCAAACGCACCACGGGCCGACTGCTGCGCATCCCGCGTCTCCTGCGCCGAAAGCGACCCGCCCAACTCCAAATCCGACATCGCCTGTTGTTCGAGTTGGGAAAGCACATCATTCTTCCCCACCTGCCCTGGCCGAACCGCCGCCCAGGATACCCCACCCGCGCCCACACTCGCCGGGTTGATCGCATTGCTGGCCGCCACCGGATTCATCTGGCGCAGATACCCAAACGTCCCGCCACCCCCACCGGAGGGCGCCGCAATCCGGCTCACCCCACCCGCCGGCATCGCCGTGCTCACCCCCGCCCGCTGCCCGCTCGTGGTCGTCTGGCTGGCGCTCACTGTGGCCGACTGTGCCCCGTTACCAGAACCAGGCAACGGCTGCCCGACCGTCAGTGATTCCCCCTCCGGCCGCATCACCCAGGTCAACCCCGAGGGATTCATCCGCGCCATGTTCTGGTCCGCCACTCGTCCGTCACGCGTAATCGCCACTTGCCGCAAAGTCGTATAAGCCATAAATCCTCCCATTGTACGGGCGAGTCCTGACTCGCCCAATACCTGCCTCGCCCCCAACTATACCCCACATTCCCAAACGCGCCACATCACGCCTAAGCCAAAAGTTCAGTCGCCACAATCGAACACGCCCCGCGCGCGTAATCCGCACTATCCGTGTCTGTCCGCCCCCGGTTGATATGCAGATAATTCCCCGCCGCCGAAGCCCACGTACGCGCCTGCACCTTGTACGTCAAGGCACTGGTACTTCCCGGAGCGTCCAGGAATAGGATGCTGCCATTCAGCGGCGCAGCAACCGCCTTAATGCTCCCCTGGATAACCGCCATGCACGGTGTACGGCTGCCGGCCGAATCCCCCACCGTAAGCGCCGTCCCGTTCCGAGTCAGCCGCAGCAACACGCCAAAATTCGCCGCCCCCGAAGCCGAATTCGCCCCTGTTACATGGGCCAGAATCAAAACCTTGCTCGTCGTCCGCGTGGGCGTAATCACCACAGACAAACCCGTGTCCCGCCAGTCTCCCGTTGCCAGCGTCACCACGCTCGTCAACGTCCCCATCGCCACGTTCGCCACACCGATCCCGCTGGCCAGCTTCCCGGCCGTCACCGCACCCGCCGCAATCTTCCCATCCACCACCGCGCCAGCCTCCAACTTCCCGGCCGTCACGAACCCCGTCCCCATCTTCGCCCGTCCCGTCCCACTCGCCGCCAGACAACCATCCTCCAGCTTCGCCGTAGATATCGCCCCATCCCCAACCCCGATATCCCCCTGCAAATCGGCATCCAGCTTGTCCAGCGGGATACTCCCATCCGCCAGCTCCCGCGTTCCAATCGCACCCGAATCCACCCGTGCCGACATCTCCGCCACCATCCGGTTCAGCTTGCTCGTCGTCAACACTTCCCCGGTCGCCAACTCAAATCCAGCCAAAATGGTAATCGTTCCGCCCATATCAAACCTCCACCGCAATCAGCGTTGAAACACCCCGAGGAACAACCTCCCCGTCCGCATCCGTCTTCGACCTATTGACATAGATCGTTGCCGACGCATGGTAAGCCTGCACCTTGAATGTCAAAGCCGTAAGAACCCCATGCGCGTGCATGAAGCTCATCCCCGCCGTAGCCCCTGAATAATCATCCGCATAATTGTAAGCCGCACCCGTCGCCATCGTCGCCCCGCACTGCAACCGGCTCCCCACCGCATCCCCCACCCCGATCGCGCTCCCGTTGCACACGAACCGCAGCCCCACCGAATTGTAATCATCGCTCGATCCATGCACCATCGCCATCAGCCAAATCTTGCTGGTCGATCGCCGCGGCGTAATCGTCACGCTCAAACCAGTATCCCGCCACGCCCCGCTCGCCAGGGTGAACGCATTCGTAAGCGTCGTATTCTGGACGTTCGCCGTCACCACGGCCGGCGCCAACTTCGCCGCCGTCACCGCATTCGCCGCCAGCGTCGCCTCAATCACCGCACCCGTAGCCAACTCCGCGTCCGTCACAAACCCGTCCGCCATCTTCGCCCGCCCGGTCGCGTCCGCACTCAGGCACCCGGCCGCCAGCTTCGCCACCGTAACCGAACCATCCTCCACGCCCAACTGCTGCTGGATGTTCGGATCCAGCTTCGCCGCCGGTATGCTCCCATCCGCCAGCGCCTCCAACCCCACGGCACCCTCATCCACCTGCGCCGTCATGTCGGCAACCAGATCGTTCAGCGCCTCCACCGTCAGCGCCACAGATCCCAACAGCCCCACCCCCAATGTCACGGTCCCGTTCATGCTCCCATCACCTCCAACGCGATTAACGAACTCTTAGGTTGTCGACCTGCCGCCGTGCTGCTCATGTTTGAATTGCTGTTGAGACACACCCCCCAGGTAATGGTCAGCTTCTCCTTAAGGTAAAGCTTGTACGTCACCTCGCTCACCGTTGCCGGCGAATCCAGATAGGGAATATGAATCGGGAATGTAGAGGTTCCTTGCCCTCCAGCCAGTGCAATAGGAGCTTCATGCGTTGCGCCGCCACATTGGATCCGGCTCCCCTCCGAATCACCCACCAGGATATCCGCCTCAGCACCCGCCCCGATCTTGCGTGTCAGCTTGTACAGCGCACTCTGCACGCCACCCGCTTGCGCCTCCGCCCCCACATTCCCGGCAGCAATCACCATCACCTTGCTGCTGGTCGCCGTGGGCGTAATCGCCACACTCATCACCTCAGTCCAGGCCGTTATCCGCGAACCCTGCCCCCCATCCACATCCGCCACATCATTCCTCAGCGGCGCCACCGATATCCCGCCCTCCAACGCCGTCGCCGAAACCGCCCCATCCGCAATCTTCGCCGTCTCCACCGCCAGCGCACCCAGCAACGTCGAATCCACAAACCCATCCGCCATCTTCGCACGCCCCGCATCATCCGCACTCAGGCACCCATCCGCAAGTTTCGCCGTCGTAATGCTCCCGTCCGCAATCGCCAACTCCGAAGCCACCGCGTCACTCAGCTTCGCCGCCGTAACCGAACCATCCGCCAGTTCCCGGGTCCCGATCGCTCCCGGCCGCACCGTAGCCACCATCCCGGCAAACATCGCATTCACCTTCGCAACCGTAACAGAATCGTCTTCCGAAAACCTCTGCCCAGCCTTAATCCGTATCTCCCCACTCATACCTACCCTCCCCGCCTAAACCCCGCCGGCTCTTCCATCGTCTCCACCCTCACCCCATGCTGCACCGCGCGCCCCTGCGCGTTGCTCACCTCGACCTGGATGCTGGTCCCGCCCGTCCGGATCCGGAACTGCTCCAGCCGCCGCTGGTGTTGGTCCGTCACCACGCCAGAACCCAGCACCAACCCGTCCACCACAACCGAGTAATCTTCCCGGCCGGCCGTAGCATGGTCATCATTCACATTACTGCTGCCAGTATAATAGGCAACCCAAGGAGCTGGCGCACTTCCTGACGATGGTGGCCACGTCCCCAGCGACCACTGCCCCTCCACTAGTCCTCCAAGCTTTCCGTACAGAGGACCTGCGCCATTATACAGCAGCATGTAGTAAGGCATGATGCCACCAGGCCCCCCTACTTGCGTTTCTTCTATGGTGTATCCTCCCCCTTTGTCCCACTGGCTGCCATCCCAAAAATACAACCCATTTGCCGCCTCCGTACCCGCGCCAGAAACTAGGAGTGTCAGCATTTTTACATGCGTATCCACCCAGTCCGGAACGCCAAACCGATAGTACTTCGTCCTGCTCTTCGTCACACCAGCCGCAACCGTCACTTCCTCATACGCCCCATCCGGCTTCAGCTTCACGGTAAACGACGGCCGCCAGGTACTCTGGTCCAGTGCCAGCTTCAGCATCCGCCCACGCTGCACCATCGTCCCCATCCGATACGCCCGCGTGGTCAGCGAATCCGCAATCTCATACTCCGTCCCGCCCAACTCATCCGCAAACCCCTCGTTCAAAACCAACACCGCCCCATTCGCATGCCAGTCCGCCAGGTTCGCACGGTTCACCAGCAACAGCCGCCGCCCACCCGCATAGTCCGTCTTCAGCATCCAGCCGGCATCCAGGATGTCACTCTGCCAATACCCCTGCCATGTCCCTGAAATCGTAGAATAGACCAGCATCGCGTTGTTGTAGGTCGCCCCATCCATCGGCACCGCCAGGTAGAACCGGGCCCCGTCATAACCCGCCACCGCCTTGTCAGCATACGCCCAATGGATCCGCCGAACATACGCCTCGATGTCCCGCGAAATCGGTTCCCGCCTCGCCTGCGTCGCGTTGTTGATCGTCGCCCCCACGCTCAGCACCCCGGCCCCCTCCACCAGAAACCACACGTCAGAGCCAACCTTCGCCCACGCCTGCCGGCCAATCAACCCATACTCCCGTGTCAAGTCCATAGCCGCCGCCGAGGTAGCAAGGTCGCTCCCGTCCAGCCCGGTCAACAGGAAGATCGAATTGCCCTTGAACACAATCATGCTGCTGTCTGTCCAAGGCACCAGCTTCACAATCGCATCCGCCGTCCCGGCATTGATCCGGAACTGATTCATCACCGAGTCATAGCGCGTGTAATCCAAAATGTCCGACACCGCAATCTTGTCCCGATCGAATGGCACAAACAGCCGGTTCGCGAAACACGTCGCATCCTCCGCCCCAGGTATCGGCTCCGTAAAGGTTCCCGCGGGACTCTGCGCAATCGCCGCAAACGCGCCAATCCCATCCTCCACCGTCTGCTGCGGATTCCACTCCAGCACATCCACGCCTTCCCCACGGAACAACAGCACCCGGTCAAACACCTGCACCAACTCACACTCATCCTCGATCGTTTCCCCGGCCGGAAGCGCAATCGGCTCCGCCACCATCCCATCCCCAATCCGCCACACCCGATCCCGCACCGCCACCAGGATAGCCTCCACCCCATTCGGATCCGAAAAGACGGTTGTGCCCCGCACCAGCGGACCAAACCCCATCCCCTCGAAGTCAACCGGGAAGTCAACCGGGAACTCAATGCCATGCTCCAGCGACCACCCGGGTCCCACCATGCCGCGCCGCGTCTCCGCCTTGCCAGCGTCGAACACCTTGTTCACCGCGTCCGCAGCAACCCCATCCTGGAGATTCTCCGGCGCCTCCCGGCAGTTCACGCCGGAGAAACCCACATCCCCCGTCGCCGCCACCGGCTCATCCGTTGCGCCATCTTGTTGCCATCTCACAGCGTTGCACTCCACAGTACCCAGATATCCACCACCCCAGCCGTCAACCCGTTCCCATTGCAGCCCAGCAAGGTCAGTTGCGCCACAATGCTTGTGCCCACCCCCAACCCATCGGCGCTATGCTGCTCCCCCCCAGGGCTCATGTTGAGCTGCACGAGATCCGCCGCCGGCGCCTGCTTCACATCGAACGGCGCCATGTACGAAGCCGGTTCCGCCACAATCCCCACGGTCAATGAGCACTTCTTCAGACTCGGCCCCGCGAACGCCGTCGAATGCTTGGCCTTCACGCCATGAATCACACCCCGATCCTGGAGCGTAAACAGCGCCGCCTGCACCGTAGTAGCAGCCGTGTTGAAACTCGCATACGTAAGCGTCCACTTCTGCCACCGTGGCACGCTCACCTCAGCCGCCAGCTTATTGCTCGCCACCTTCAGCGTAGTCCCATCCACGATAGAACTCGTAGGATTCGCCGTCTCAATCAGCGTCTCAATGTCCGCCCGCGTGCACCCAGTCTCAGGCAACGTCCCTGTCACCACCAAATTATCTGCCATATCATCCTCCTTGTACGGGCAACACCTGTGTTGCCCTGTCTCATTCTCATCCTAGAACCGGCTGCGCCCCCACGCGCCCAATCTGCGCGTTCTCCTCCTGCTGCACCTGGTGTTGCAGATACTTCCGCCGCGCCTCCAGCATCTTCCTCGAAGTCTCGCTCATCTTCTCCACCAGCTCCGGATTCTTCTGAACCGCCTCATCCAGCGTCATCAATCTCGCCCGGAAGTCCATGCCCGATTCCTTCATCTCCGGCTCAATGCCAGCCGATATCTTGGAAATCTGCACCTGTTCATCATCCGCCTCACGCTGGCTCGCCTGCTGCACCGGAACAATCGCCCGCTCCGCCAGGTTCGCATCAATGCCCTGAAGCACACTCTCCACAACCTTGTCCCAGGCCACCACCGCCCGCGCATCCAACGCCTTAACCACTTCCACCAGGATCTTCGCCTTGCCCAAGAACTTCTCCGGATCCAGCGTCGCCACGTCGAACGCCAGCGTAATATCGAACTGCCCCTTGATTTCCTTCCGGTCATTCGCCCAGGCCAGTCCCCGCCCCGCCACCACCCGCTGCATCATCTCCGGATCCATGTTCTGCTGGCACAACTGGATCACCATCTTAACCATATCCGCCAGCGCCCAAAGGAAGTCATCCACCATGTCCTGGTTAAGTACGTCAGTCAGCGGGCCCGGAACAAGCTCATGCGGAATGCCAAAATACTCAGCATGCCGGCGGCGCACTTCACCCCGATGCTCCACACTCGCCCGCGGATACTCCGGCCCCTTCATCCACTCAATCTCACCCGGCCGTATCTCCTCAACCTCGCCCATTGGAGCCATAACAATCTGCCGGCGCACCGTGCCCCGCTGCCGCTTGATAGGCGGAAGCGTCGAAACCTGCACATGGTCCTCAAAACTATCGTTCATCAGCTTCATGGATTGCTGGTCACTCATCGCCAGCTCCGGAATGCCCCGCGAATCCAACAGCCGCGCCGTCAGCGTCTCATGCGCGAACACGATGAACGGGTACATCCCATGCGCATAAGGAATCAACTGCGCCTTCCGCGCCTTCCGCTTCATCGCCGCACTAAACGGCATCACCCATCGCCCCACCCGCCCCCGCGCATCCACGCCCAGGTAATACGCCGTCAGAATCTCCCATTGATTCGTCCGCCCCCGCGCCGCCCACGTCGTCCCCGTCTTCTCCCCAACCGCCTCCCAATCGCTCCAGCTCTCCGCAAATGCACTTTGCCCCTCATACCCCCGCGCCCCAGTACGGGCGAGGCCTGCCTCGCCCCCTGCTGCCGGCTCTGCATCCCCAACCAACTCCTTAACAAAATCCTCCTCATACCCCATCTTCCCAATCCGCTGGTAGAGTTCCGGCCTCGACAACCATTCCCGCACAAACACCACCGGCGCATCCTGAATTTCCCGCACATTCCCCGAGAACCAGATATCCTCGTATAGCTTCAGCGCCGTCATCTCCGGCAATCCAATCCCAGGCGACGCCGCATCGAACTCAAACGCTTCCCCCTTCGCCCAGGCCGCCAGCGCACCCTTCGCCTGCTTGCCGTCCAGATCCGGGAACAACACCCGCACCAACAGCGCCGCCTCCCCCGCCTGCTCCGGATTCGTAAACACCGCCTCCACCCGCTTCGCATCCAGCTCCGTAGGCTGCATCCCCTCCTGCGCCATCTGCTCCAGCGCCGTCTGCACCGCCTCATCCAAACTCACCGACGCCGGTTCCAGCTCCACCCGATCCTTCCAGAACACACCCATAATCCCCACACCCGGCGAGTCCGCCAGCATGTAGTCCATCATAATCTTCATCTGACGGCGAAACTTCCAGCCCAACTGATTCCGGATAATCCACCGCACCAGCGTCTGGATCTTGTTCGCCTGCGCCCAGTCCCCGCTCTCCGTGCCACTGATCGAGATAACCGCCTTCGCCGTCGCCGCCATCAGGATAGCCTTCTTCAAGTTCACCGTCAGGTCCGCCAGCCGGATCCGCGCGTCACTCGCCCCCTCAAACGGCTTCGCATCCTTCCCGATCTTATCCCTGCGCTTGCGTCCGTCCGAACTCTGCCCGTCCCAGATCGCGAACCGCGTGTTCTTCGCCTCTTCCCGTTCGCTCTGCACATGGCTGGCCCACTCCGAATTGATACTCTCCAGCTCCCGCGCAAACACATCCAAGTCCGCCGTCCCATTCTGTTGGTCAATCGCCTTACTCATATTACCAGCCCCCATTCCACTGCACCCGCGCACTCTGCCCCTGCTGCGCAATTTGAATGTCTTGCGCATTCACCAGCAACTGATCAAACGTCCGATCCAGTTCCCGCGCCTTCGCGAACTGCCCCTCTGAAAACAGCATATCCACCACCGTCCCCACCTTCAGAAGCTCCTCCAGAAACGCCGGAATCTCCTGGAGCGTCCAATCCGTTGTGCTCCCCGCCGGGCTCACATTCGTGCTCACCCCCGCCGCAACATAGCAAGACCCCGTACTAGCCAGGTAAACAACATCCCCCGCCGCATACGTCTTCGTAGCATCCCATGCCACCCCAATCACCTGCGGCGGCCGCTTCCGGAAGCGCAACCAGAACCGCGCCGGAATGTCCGATGCAAACTGCAATCCGTTCTGCCCCATCCAAAACGCCACCTGCTGCGGCATCACGTACAACGAAGCCGACCGCGGATCCACCCGGCTCGCCAGTTCCACTTCCCCTATCGGCGTGTACCCGAGCAAATCCAAAGCCATGCTCCGATCAAACCCCGAACCCACCGCCAACCACCAAGTTCCACCATCCGTAACAGGATCATTACCCACATTCGCGCCAGCCTGGCTCTCGTAATAGACATCATCCGTCCCGATAACCTCATCCCCATCCGCATACGTCACCCCCGCATCCCAATCCGGCCGCAGCGGCCGTTCTTCCACCACCATCAGCTCCGGCCAAAACTCCGAGTTCCATATCCGCGTCAATCGATCCTGCGCAAAGTCCCCAATGAACCCCACCAATTCCGTAGTAAACGAAACCCCAGCCGGATCCACCCCAATCCGCCGAGCCACCCCATCCAGAATCTTCTTGAAAGTAATCGTCTTCATAGCCTGCCTCGCCCTTCCCAGCTCGCCCTACCCCACCCAAAACAACCAAAACGTACGGGCGAGGCCTGCCTCGCCCCCACACTTCCCAAGATAAAGCCCAGGCTGGTTAGGTTCCGGCAGCAGCCCCTGCTGCCGGTTCCCCTGCGGCTCCCACGCCCCCTCCCGCGTCTTCTCAATAAACTCCTCACCCATCATCCGCCCCTCACTCCCCCGTCCCGAAACCCGCTTCCACCACGCCCGCACCGTCCCATACCCCTTCTTCCCAATCAGCGCCACGCACCGTTGCCACACTGCACCACACTGTGCCCCAGTAATGTCCATGCGTTCCAGCACCACCGGCCCCTTGATCGTCTCCCAAGGCTGCAATCGAACCCCATCCGCATCACACTCAAACACCAACCCCTGCCAAGGGCTCCAGTCATGCACCGCCGCAGTGTTCCGCACAAACCGCACCCGCGGCCCCTTCCAGGATCCACCCGGCGCCACAATTCCCCCGCCCCCATTCATCCCTTAATCCTCCCTCGGTTCGGTTGCGGCAGCATCCCCCTGCTGCCGCAGTATGGGCGTGGCCTGCCTCGCCCTACTGCCCCGGCAACTTCAACACGCCCATCCCCGTCAACACCAGATACGCCAGCCCAATCAGGAAACTCACCGGCCACGGCAACTTCTCCAGCGCCAGCGCACCCATCCCCTTCCGTTCCTTCAGCATCCGGCGCATCATCCAGACAAGCATCTGAGTATGCAGAACGCACAATTCGTTCTGAATATCCTGTGTCATGGACTTAGCTTTCTCCATCATCTCCATCGCTTCCTCTTCTTCCGCCGTGAAAGTTGGGTCAATCATCGCCATGGTCGGTATCTCCTGGACACTGCATCGCTTGCTCAAAAGCGCCCGTAAGGGTGTCGCTTGACATATCAATAATCTCGCCGCCAACGTGGATATGGATATTCACCTTGTTGGACAAAGGGGTTGCGAACACAAACACCCCGCCGCACTTCGCCACGACCGCACGGAACATTGCGTTCACGTCATCAGCTTCAGCCGTAGTCATAGGCCCTACTTCCCGGGCGATTCCGGCCTCCACGCCGCCCAGCCCCCAACCCGCACCGCGTCATAAATAGTGTTGCGCCGCAGCAACGAAACCCCACCCACCTGAAGCATACACCGTAAACACAAATCGTCCACCTCACGCCGCGTCATTTTCAGAAAACAATACGGCGCATCACACACCCCATCATACGTCTCCGAAACCCAAAACCCCCCATACCGATACCCCTGGTCATGGAAGAAATAGGCATAAGGCGCCTCTGCACTCGGGAAGAACGATTGCACCGGAGGCGGAACCGATCCCAGATCCGTCACGAAATGCGCCCCAGCCTCCAGCGTGCCAGGCGAACACGGCCGCATGAACAACCCCAGCCGCTTATCGAAATAGGTCAGCGGCCGTATCCGGGTAAGCTCCGCCTCCCAATACACCTTACGCCACAGCAACCCCCACCGCTCCGTCGCCCGCCAGTTCAACTCCAATCCAGATCGGAAGTTGAACAGCGTCCCATACTCCCCAATCGCCATATCATTCACGGTGTCACCGGCGCCGGCGGAATGTAAGGTTCAGTCTTGATCACGATCACGCCATTACTGCCATTCTCCTTGATCCAAATGTCATAAGGCGTCTCCGTTCCCGTAACCAAATCCACCATCACCACCCCATCATTCTTGCCCACATAGATCACAGGGTTTCCATTGGTCCCGACAACCAACTCCGGAGCCTCGTTTACCGTGTTGATAGTCGTATCGTTGTCATCCTCGCCATTGCACCCCACCATCACAACCACCAAAACCATCATCATCAACCACTTCATATCAACCTCCCCTGGTTCAGTTTCGGCAGCAGCCCCTGCTGCCGCATCTCAAACAATCGCCCACAACTCCCGACACATGGAACGGTGCAGAGCGTCAGACATGACGCCTATCCCGTTCCAGCCCCATTGCCAGCCCCAGCTATTCTCCACCCACACCCACGGCCCACCTGGCACAGTGTTCAGCTTGCCCTTGCCGATGATCAAAACCGCGTGATGGCCGTCGACTTCCGTAAGCGCCGGGTCATGGTCGAGGCAGCCTTGTGTGCTCGCATTATCCCACGCACCCGTCACGGCGTATCCTGCCAAGATCGGCGCGTCAACCAGGCTGCGCAGGTCGCGCACGGCCACGAGGCCCTTGTCGCCTGGGATCCAGCCCGCGAACTGTGCCGTGTCGAATGCCTGCTGGAACGGCAAGCCGCTGTTCTCGGGCAGGCAAAGCCGCTCCAACGTCTCCATATAGACGGCAAGCACGTCAAAATCCGAGATAGCTTTGCCCGTCATCGTCTCCGCCCATGA